CCGTCCTCAATTTCGGCATTGATGCGGGCAGCAGATCTTGGGGGCAGATTGTTGGCTGCGATGGCGTCATCCACTGCGGTCTGCATCCTACCCATGTTGGCAGGGCTAAGATTCATCCTCACAGTATCCAGCGGCTCGCGGTACGCCTGCTTCGTGCTGCGGCGGAGGGCGTTCACAGTCTCCCTAGCCGTGTTCATCATGGGAGCCGCAGGGTCAACTGTATGTACCGCCTGCTCAAGAAGTTGGTTCGCTGCCCTGTCCTGCGCTGCGCGGAGGGGCATACCTGATACTGGAGGAAATGAGCCAGCCTCCTCCAAGGTTTTGACAATCCTGCCACGAACGGTGGCGGCATCAGCACCCTGTCCCATTGTAGGAGAAATGCCCCGCGCCATTGCGTCTTTCATGGCTTGGGTGGAGGGTATGATGCGGGAAGCTACTTGTCCCAGCCCTGTAGCTGCCGCTTGGCCCCCCGCGCCCAGCAGGGCACCCTGTAGCGCCGCCTGTGGCACGTCTTGGCCTTCTGCCAGCATACCCTCCCACCCTGCGCCAAAGGCGGCAGCACGGGGCAGCGTTTGGCCCAGAGTAGTAGCCCCACGCATGGCACGTGTCGCCGGCAACATCGTGGTGGCGATGTCCCCTGTAAGTTCGGCTCCGCCTGCTGCGGTGCTGCCCTTGTTGGCCTCTCCGAGCAGGGCAATGTCTGCCGCAGAGGGAAGAATACCCTTCTGCTCAAGCCACGCCTCGGCAGCCTTGGGAAGTACCGTAGTACCGAGGCCACGAACTGTCTTCATGGCGGAGCGGGCAATACCAGATTTCAGTGCCTGCCCCGTATCCTCCTGGACCATCTTCTGGGCTTCCTGCCCTGGAGTGGATTGGTTGAACGCCTTTACTGGCTTGTCAACTACATTGTCAAATTCGTCGAACGGGTTGCCTGCCACTTTCTTCTCTGCCTCCCTCACCTTGCCGACATACTGCTGCGCCTCTACTGGCATGGGGCCACCCTTTCTCAAATTGCCAGGACCCCAATTATAAGCGAGCAACGCTTTATCAACGTTCCCGCCGAACTGCTTGGTGAGATCGTTCAAGTAGCGGGATGCGGCTTCACGAGCAGACGGCTCATCGTGCGGATCTTTCAGACCATACTGAGCGGCGGTCGCCGGCATAAACTGATAGGGGCCGCGAGCACCGGCTTTAGACACGGCATTGACGTTGCCCCTGCTCTCAACATGCTTGACTGCATCCAGCAGTTGCGGAGTAATACCGCTTGCAGGCCTTACGTCGAATTCGTCGAAGGGGTTAGAAGCCACTTGGAAGCGCCCCCTCGCCATACTTCTCGATAAATGCCCCCCTCAATTGGGGATTGGCCCTCAGCTTTTCGATTGCTACCTGTGGAGGGGTGGGCCTTGCAGGACCTCCGCCACCGCCGGACCCCACTCCGAGCAGAGAACGGGCGTTCTTAACAACCTCACGCAGAGACTCAGCATCATAGTTGTTGCCGCCAGCGACCGCGGTCAGGTAACGCTGCAACTCCATGTTGCTGTTCATCTGGGAAGCACCAAGCCCCTTGACGTTCTTGAGTTCAAGGACGAGATTGGTGGCCAGACTCTCGATGTTGTTGCGAGCACTCTGATTGGTAGTGCCGCCCATCTTGCCGAGCACCTGTCCAGGACCAGTATTCTGTGCCCACGAAACTGCGTTGTCGAGGACTCCGCGCTTCGTGCTGGTGATGCCCTTGTTCTTGTCCAAGATGTCAACATTGGTTTCGAGCTGATTCAGTAAGTCAGTAGCCCTTGCCTTTCCTTCCTCAACCTTTGCCTTACCCTCATCAACCTTGGCCTTGGCTGCGTCAAGACGCGCCTGCTGATTAGCAGAGGTAGCGTCGATCTGCGACTGGCGGAGGCCGGCCTGTTGCTCGGCGGTAAGCCGGTACAGGGCATCAGACCTCTCCTTGGCATCAGCGCGTTCTGATGCAAGGCGAGCGGCCTCTTGGAGGCGCATGGCGTTTTGATTACCAGCCTCGATCTGCCGCGTCTGGAGTTGGGCCATCGTGTCGGGGAAATTGACCCCCCTTTGCAGATAATCCTGCGCCACCTTCTGAGCCTGCGGGAGAGACAGTTGCGACATCTGCGATGCCAGCCCCTGACGACGTGCGTTGTCTGCGACCAAACTAGCGGGGTCGGTATAATCCACGCTTCCCGGCTGAGACAGTTGCTGAGAAATGTCGGCAAACTTGCCCATCTGCTCGTCGTTGAGGGCAGCCAGTTCCTGCTCACGCTTGCCGGCAGAGTATCCGCCGAGCGCACGCTGGATGCCGGTATTGAAGATATCGCCGCCAGTAGGGCCGACAGCAAACCGCCCCATCATCTGCATCTGCGGCATGGGGGTAGCTTCCTGCTCCCGTGCCCGCTTGAGGGCGGCGGATATTAGTGCAGCACGGGTTCCGTAGTCGATGTTGTCCATTTCAACCCTTACCAAGTATAGCCAGGATCAGGGGCCGAGCCAGGAGTGCTGCCTGCTCCGCCAAGATTGGACCACCAGTCACTAACCCCGGAGCGAACGTCCTTGTTGCCGACAAGGCTGCCAAGCCCTGCCCCGATACCGGCCCAGTTTTGAGCACCCTGCGCGCCACCCAACATATCGAGGTTGGCTTGCTGCTGCGAAGCCTCCCATGTCCGATTCTCAGGGGTGGCAACAGTGGTTTGCGACATCTGTGGGGCGGTAGCTTGCGCCCACGCATCTTGCTGGCTAAGTCCCTTGAGCCCCTGCTGACCCTGCATGATGGAACCCATGTTGCTCCGCAAGTTGCCCTGACCGGCTAGCCATGCCTGATTTGCGCCGAGTACGTTCTGGTTGAACATATTGTTCTCAGAATTGTTCAGGTTTTCCTGAGATGTCTGCCACGCCTGACCGGAGCCGGTACCGAGTCCCATTGCGGCAAGGCGGGCGTTTTCACGGTTGCGCTGCGTTTCCAGCTGCGGGGCCGACAGACCCTGCATCGCCTTGAACACGTCGTTGTTAATGCCAAACTGGTCGGAGGACAGCCCGCCCTGCATGGCTCCGTACTGCGCGCCAGCTTGGTTGGCAATGTCGCCCCACGGACCAGCGAGGCTGGAGGTCTGCTTCAGTTCTCCGGTAACAGGATCGCGCTCACGACTGACTGACCCCCAAGCATTGCTGGAGTCGATCATGTTCCGGTCTTGGGCCGCTTGGTTCTGCTGCTGCGTCCAAGTGGCGTTCTCCCGGTTCAGGGCATTGACAGCATTGATGTCCGACCAGGACTGCTGGTTCGCTGCTTGCGCCCCTTGCTGAATACCTTGCGAGGCGTCCTGCTGCCCCTTCTTGGAACTCTTGTTTGCAAGGTATCCAGCGCCTGCACTGATTGCTGCTCCGCCTATTGCTGCCCATGCCATCAGGGTTTCTCCTCAAGTTGAAGCAAGCGGTCGTACTCAGCGAACGTCTTGCAAATGATGTCTTCTTCCACGCGGTCGGGATCGGTGTGCCGGGTGCCGTGAATGGTAGTCCAGACGGTGTCCTCATGGGCATAGACCACCCGCTTTGTCCCCGGCTTGCTTATGAAGGTCATGGGGCCGCGCAGTTCTTCCACGCCGTCCTCAGTCAATACCGATACATGCCCCTTGGAAATGATGTTCAAGTGCCCGTAACGGTGTATCTTGCCGATTACAATCGTACCTGCGGGGAGTAGTATCTCACGAGCATAGACGTTATCAGCAAAGCGGTGTATGAGGGGAAATATCTCCTCGTTCTGCCCCGGCTCGAATACGGTGGCCAGTGCCGCCTCCATGGCCAATATTCCCTCGCGGGAGGCTAGTTTGATGCCTGCCGGAATAGCAGGAAGCAAGTTAGCGAAAGTAGTAAGGGCGTTCACACCACGCCTCCCTTCTCCATCAGCCAGTCGGTGCTGACCCAAGTGAGTTCGCTGCCAGCCTTGACAGCCATGCGGATAGAGCCAGCGTAGCCGATGCCGACGATGCTGACCCATTGCTTGTCGCTCTGCGACCCGCCCGACCACACGTCGCCTTCATCCCACAGAGAAGTGTTCCACACGCCATAGTTGGACGTGTTGAACGCAGCAGGCGGAGGCTGGGTGGCGAAGTCGAAGTTCATGTTTGCCCCTGCCCGATAGTCAAACCGGCCAGAGTACAAGAACGTGGGACGGAACATCTTGAAATGCTTGTTGGCCCCCGGCGCTCCAAAGTAGCTGAACGCCTGCTGGCACTCACCTTGGATTAGGTCGCCACCCTCACCGTTCAGGGGTACATTGTCCAACGCACCTTCCCAAGCCCGATAGACCTTGCCGTTGCCCCCGAACGCAAGGGAGTCAAACACAGACAGCCAGCAGTTAGCCATCATGCCGGTGAACTGGCCCCACGCCTTCGTCAGCGTATTATAGACCAACTGGAACGTCTGCTCCGGCACAACGCCGGGGACGTTGATAACCATCATATTGGCGGCAGGATAGGTCAGCACTTCCCAGCCGGGGCGGTAGGAACCCTCAGTCACAACCTCGCTGATCAGGTATTGGATCTTCTGGCTGAGCGCATTGTTCAGCACGCTGTCGTCGGCAGGTTTGAGGATGCTGTTCATCGTCACCATGCCGTACTGGGTCAGCAGAGCGAAGTCGCCGCCGAATTTGGTCCAGCACCGCCGCGTGAATGTCGCGCCAGCATAGAAGACCCCAATCAGCTTCCACTCTGCTGGGTCGTCCGGGTCGATGCCTTGGTAGAGAGATACTTCACCAGCGGATGACACCGCTGCAAGATAATCATTGGGTCCGTAGCCGGAGTCGACGGTGTAGGTGACAAGGGCCTGGAGGAATCCTCCCCTGTTGAAGTTACCACCAAAGTCGAAGAACTTGGCGACGCCGAAGACCTGCTCGGGGGGCAAGTACCAT